CTGGGCTTTATGCTGACGGCCTCAGGACGTCCTTGACGTTCCAAGTGGTTCCTATCCGCATACGGCTCATCGCCGCGCTTCAAGAAATACTTGAGCAAGGCACCCGTACCACTGACATTGGAGACAGGGGTACGGCTCCGGGTAACATATGCCCTAACCAACGGGCGATGCATCCGGTCACACCATCTCTCAGCCTCGTAAGGCAGAAAGGAGTGTCTACCAAGCGCAGATGAAGTTGGCTCGACGATCGGGAAGTGGGGAAGAACTCCCTCAATCATCTGATCCAAGTGCCGCGCTACCCTCCAAAGACCACGGAAGTACATGTGGTTTCGGAGAGCAACGAGGGACTCCACCTCGTTAACGTCATCGCGTGACGAAGGGAACAACCTACGAACTCGGACAGGAGTAACGTCCTCGCCCGCATAGTAGTCTCCTCCGCAAGACTCTCGGAATTTGCCATTCCAGAAAGACTTGTCGTTGTTCACCTTGAATCCTAAAGATTCAAGGACCCGAATCACGCTGCGCACATAGTCCGTGGGGATAATGATATCGTCCCCATAGACACGCACGGAGCCCGCAAGGGATAAAACATCCTTGCGGGTAATGTGACGATTGAGCTCCTGTTCGATCCCAACATAGACGGCGGTAAGAAACACCATCGCCTCTATCGGAAAGCACAGGGCTGAGCCCATCGACGCGAACTTGGTCAGGGTTATTACACCATGACCAGGAACTTCGGCCTTCGAAGACCTGGTTGCCATCACAGCCTCATACAACAGAGGCCATCTGGAAAGCAGGTTTTCTACATGCCGAACCGAGACACGATCGGAAGCTTCACTCAGATCGAGTGTAGCAAGACTCCCGTCAAGGGAGCCCTTCTCCGCCAGAAGCCTATTTGGCACCTGATCGGAAAATCCGACCTGCGAATGAACGACGTTTTGTCGGCGATTTCCGCCGACTTTACGCAGTTCACAAGCAGCCGTGAGTTCAGACGACAGAGCTTGCTGCGTGTATTGCATGCAGGTTGGCTCTATCGCGATAACTCGCGGTGTCTTGAGCGTTTTAGGAACTGGGATGACCTTGGTAGGCCGCTCAGAACCAGGCTCGATGAAGTTGACATGGTCCAACTCGCTGGCGAACCGCCAGTTTGGGAGAACGTATTCACCGAAAGTGAATCCGGCCTCCTCGAGTTTGACGGGCCATTCACGCTGATCAAACTTCGCGTTTCCACGAAGTTTGTCAGCAGTGGCCCCAGGCCCATGCCGTGGCGTCAGAGGTCCTTCATAGAGGCGATTTTCCACCTCAGTGAAGACATCACTCCACAGCAAAGCCGCAACCCGGGCGAACTCTAGATAGAGTTCATCTGGGCCGTACTTCGCGGCTAAGCCAACTTCATGCTCACACTCGACGTACTTTCGCATCGCGCCTCTCACCCTAGCATCGCTGCAGGGCAAGAGGATCTTCCCAAACATCAGCGTTAGCTGACGAATGGCAAAGATGCAATCGACACTAGGTACGTCGAGCAATCGACCACTCACCGAGTCGAAAACTTGACTCAGGAAACCTCCCAGAAAGAGAGGGAGGGGCCCTCGCCCTCGGCGGGTTCTTTCGAACCCAACGAAGACGCTGGAGTCAACCTGCTGTGCCTCCAGACTTCTTTCGAAGTCCTTAGCATACGCAGGAAGAGTGATTGTCAGGAAAGACAATCCCTCATTCTCGACTCGCCTCTCGACAGTTTTGCTGTCGAGAGTCGCGCTAGTGCAGCAAATCGCGGCTAATTCATCAGCCGCGACCATCCAGAGAGTTTCTAGGCTTTTCATCCGTCCTCGTCTCATCGGCGGGGTAGCGGAGTCCAGAGCCAGAATTCCTCCAGTCGCCATCTTGAATCCCGAGCGTGCTAATGCTCGGTGAGATGGTCCAAATCACTGTCGTTGACCTCGATCAAGAGACCGATAATCAACTCAGTGATGCAGTTCACGCGCAACCGAGAGCTAATCACCTCACACAAAGTGACGTGATAGTCAGTCGGAGCATGCCTAGCGGCCTGCTCCTCCTGCACTTAGTTCTCGCCACCCAGAAGCTGGGTGGCTCGCGCACCAGAAGACGCAGTCAGGTACGCCGTCAAGGCGTCCACGATCTGCTTCTGCTCGGCTACAGTGTAGCCAGTGGTCGGAGCGTCCACTACGATGTAAACCGAAGTGGAGTACTCACGATTGTCCGACGTAAACACGTCGGGAGCGATCTTCTTGTGATCGATGCGCAGCTGCCGCCGGACCCGCTTCCCGTACTGATGGGAAACGGTGAGGGTGACAGTTGAGTCGTCCTTTCGGAAGACACCGCTGTTCGTTCCCGAGGAAATCCTCGGAAGCGTATTAGCGATCGCATTGATCGTGATCGACTGGGGGTCGGCAAAAGCCATCTGGCAGTTCTCCTTCAGGGAGACGACGTGTAGAAATGCACGTCGACATGGTTGGTTAACCCATGAGGTTCTTCCTCATGAGCCGGCTAACTGTGGCTGTCACGTACGGCTTAGGCCGAGCGCAGCAACCACGGCAGTCTGCTTCGCGCTAAGCGACTCAGCAGCGACGCCAAACCCATATGGGTTGGCTCGAATACGCTGACACGTTTTGTGCTCGCTTACTCTAGAGCAAGCGGTCCCAGCACGTGTTGGATCCTTGGCCTCGTATTTGTAAATCAACGAGGACTCGGCCATAGCGTATCCGTATTGCATGACCAGGCCGTCTTTTCCAAGCAGCGCGACGTTATGTAACACGTCGCCGGTATTGGAAAACCAATCAGCGGCCCAGGACCAGGGCGATAGATTCCAAACGACCTCAGGGTCCAACCTGAGGCCAAGAATCTTGCTGGCCTGCGAAGACCAGTAGCTCATCTTGGACGGAAAGTCGACGGGTTCGGGTACGTAGTACTTAAAAGCACCACTGAACCACGTCCGTCGACGCGTCTGATATGAGATCGTCCCGGTGAGAAAACGAGGATAAGCCGAAGGCAGGGGAATGATACCCCCTGAGTAAATCTTCGTCTCTTTCTCGTCTTCCAGGTGATTCCCTACTCTGGTTTTCATACCGGAACCTTTCCGATATGCCAACCAGATTTTCTCATGGTCTTTTACGCTCTTGGCTAAAGAGCGAAGATCAGAAACCAATGGTTTCCAACCAAACTCGATGTTCAAGTACTCGCTACCCGCATTGCGGGTAACTGCAGTCCTATCACGGAGAGTTTGAAGACCTATGAG